AATCTAAGCGCGTAGTTTTGTCCATATTCTAAGCGCGTAGTTTTTTGTTGTTTTTTGTTTGCTCGGCGTGTCGTGTTGTGGGCATGGTATTATAGAAGTATCAACCAATGGAACGGAAAGGATGGTGGTTGAGATGATTAACAATAGCAACGATACTCGTAACCTTACTCTTGAGGCTTGCCCGTTGGGCGCTCTGTATGAGGCGTTTCGCGGGTACGATGATGTTACGTCTCTTTATGTGGCTTCGCTTAATGATGGTGCGAGGCGTGTGGAATATTTGCATGTTAAGTTTAAGGTTAGTGGTAACGTGTGTTTTAGCGTAAAGCCCGCGGCTGAAAAACCGTGTGTGTTTTTTGTGTCTTGGGTTAGTGATGATTATCATTATATGCGTGTGAACTTCCGTGACATTGCGCTTATGTCTCCTAGGAAAGTCGCCAAGTTTGTAGCGGCCTATGTTCGTGACTTTGCGTTCGGGCGTTCGGTATCTAACTAGGTTAGTGGTTTTTCCCCGCTGGTATAATTGGTAGTACGGCAGTCTTTGGAACTGTTTGTCTAGGTTCGAGTCCTAGGCGGGGAGCGAATGGGTTGCATAGGGTGGCCCGCTGATTATAAGGATGGTGTGTAAGAAAATGAAGCGTTTTCGTGATTTTTTTGCGCTCGCTGTGCAGCTGGATTGCGGCTGTTGGTTGGTGGTTGCTGGCCGTGGGTCTGATTGTGTTGGGCTCTGTGATTGAGCACTTAGTTATTGTTATCTGAAAAGGATGGTGTAATTATGCGTGTGAAGCTGAACTATCTTGATGATAGTATTATTGTGGACTTTTTTAACAGCCTATTGCCTGATAACTATGTTATCTACAAAACTGGCAACGCCAATGTAAAATATGATTCGGTCTGGAAGAAGACGGATTATTTTATCCCGGTTAGACTCTGTAGAAAGCATAAGGGTGTTGTGAGGCGTATCGACGGCGAGATTTACGCCTCGGTGCGAGTTCATAACGGTGTCATCGAGCTGGATTATATGACGTTGAGCATAAAACCGTTCCAATGGGAAGGTGAATATGATACCTACGACATTGACGTAAAATTCATTAACTACCGTGATCTTGATACGCTGAAACGTGCGGTGTCCTATGATGTTAAATGTTTGGTCAAGGGTTGCTCTACCGTGACCGTTGAGGTGCAGCCGTGAGTTTTACGCCGATGACGTGGGACGCGGCCATGGCTACCGCGTATTATGAGCAGGGCTACCGCGCCGGGTTGACGCTCCCCGCTCACGCGATCCGCCCATTGGAGGATGCGGCGTGCGCTCACGGTTATTGTGATTGTTTCCGTGAGGGTTATGAGCAGGGTGTGGCGGATCGTGAGCAGCGTCCGACCGACTTGCATATCGCGGATGCGATAGTAAGGGGTGAACTTGACCGAGCCTAGCAGTATCACAGAGCTTTGCAAGCAGTTGTTTGCCGAGTGGACTGAGCAGGGCGCTCATATCGCCGCTGTGGAGGGGTATGAGCGTGGTGTGTTGGACGCCGCCGAGGGTAAGCCCGAGCGCGAAACGCTGCCCTATGATATTCATAGGATGTATGAGGATGATTATCGACGTGGATACCGTGAGGGGTATAATCATGGAAACGAAAAACCTGAATTCTAATACTACGGAATCGGCTAATAATTTTTTTGATGAAGTACTGGGTGTGACGTATGGTGCTCGATATAGATTGAAAATTACAGTAAGCAATAATATTAGAGGTTTGTCGGTATTTTATACGAACTGGGTTTATTTTGATATTGATTGTAAAGTGCTTAAGGAATTGAAGAATAAAATAGAAGACATTGACGGGATATATCCTACATTACAGATGCAGCGTGTGAAGCGCAGTGAAGTCGTTGAGGCACTAGAAGAAGTGGAATCGCTCGATGAAGAACAGTGAAAAACCAACAAACTGGTTTGATGATGGCATACTGGATGATGACCGTGTGCGCCGCGTCATCCGTGGCAGGCGGCGTAACCTGCACTTGCGGGAATACAATAAAGGTGAGGGTGATTGGGAGACGTTCTGCCGTACTGTGGCGCTACTCAAGGACTTTTATAAGCCTCAAGGATCGCAGGTGGCGTTTGCGGACGGTATCGAACATGCGGCAAACGTTTGTCTATCGTTGTCCCCGCGCACGTCACGTGTCGGCGCGTTGGCGCGAGTCCAGAACATTGAAATGTTGGGCGGCGTCATCTATGCCCCGGCGATGGTGGCGTGGTGCGCGGTCTGCCACGTCAAGGGTGCGACATGCTATGAGATGTGCAAAATCTGGGAGGGCAATGAATTCGCCCAAACCATCGTTAAAATAGCGTGTCTTTGTTTTGACAATCTTACTGACGTGCGGTATACTGATGAAGACGTGGCTAGAATGTCACAACAGCAGCAACATTAAGCAAAGGCGGTATGATTATGGCATACATCAAGCGAGCAAAGCACTACAGTATCGTGCGCGGCGTTACGCGCGGCGAAAACGGGGAACTCGTTGACGCCGAGGTGGTCGTGGAAGGCGCGTGCCGCACGGCTGACATGGCAATGAAGAAGGCCCGTAAGATCAACAAGGACATGCTGCCCATGTCCGCCGAGTATCATGCGCAGGCGACGCGCATGGACGAGGCGATCTACTGGGCTAATTGTGAATTTGGAGATGATACCATTATCGACTATCCGGGGCCGGTGAACGGCAACGTGGTTGAGGATGATATCATCCCCGAGGAAAATAATTAATAATCCCTATAAGGAAAGGCAACAATAATCATGGCTGACAACGAACTGACCGTGACGAACGGTAACAATTTTGCTGCGAACGGTGCTAATGCCGTCTCCCACTTCTTCGACACCACCACCATGGACGGTAAGATGGCGCTGTATAACGCCATGCAGACCGCCGACAAGGTTGACGAACATCTGAACGAGCCGTTGCATGTGACCAACGTGCTTGCGCAGGCCATCGAGGTCGCCAATCAGGAAACCGGTGAAATCAACTCTTCCACCCGCGTGGTCATTCACGCGGAGGAGGGCGACTTCGCCGCCGCGTCCCCCACGTTGGCGCACGCTTTTGGCAACCTGTTCGCCATTTTCGGCACGCCGGACACGTGGGCTTCGCCGCTGACTCTCAAGGTTGTGGAAAAGAAGAGCCGCCGCGGCTACAAGTTCTTCGACCTTGAATTGGTGTCGGAAAACAAGCGCAAGTAGCGCGAATGTCCACACCATATGATAGCATGGTAATGTCCCTATAGGGATGTTGCCGCCAGACTCACCCCCGTCGTTTCCATCCTTGCGGCGGGGGTGTTTCACACTCACAAGGAGGGGCCGTGGCAAAACGCAAAACCAATCGACGCGCCAACAATCTGAAACGCAACGCCGCAATCAGGTCAGCGCAGGTACGCCGGGAGCAATCGCTCAGGGATTACAGTACCGGCCGCCTCCCCAAGCAGATCACCGAAGCGTTTTTGGGCAAGCTCAGCGCCCAACAGCTTGAGCAGGTAGCACGTCGTATCGGGCAGGAGCTTGGGGAACAACAGCAAGCCTTACGCGCGCGGGATAACGAACCGTATCAAGTCGTGCCCGACGTGCATATCACGAAACTCGACCGTGAGATGGCGGCGCGTCCGCTGATAACCGACGCGGAGATCGCCGCCGCCCCGTCGAAACGTCGGAAAACATTACGGCAGCAGCAGCGCCGCCGAGTCGAGGCACGGCAAAAAATCAAACGCGCCCAGCAATTCGAGGCGCTGAGTATGGCCCGCTATACCGTGGGCGAAGTACGCGAAATGGAACGTGCGGGGGAATCACCGTTCGACGTGCTGGGCACCCATACGGTCGGTGGATCCGCGCGGGATGAACTCACGCGCAATCGCGCGAACGTGTTCGGCACGGAACGTGGCATAAGCCACGCGCGTGCGATGATACGCGGCGGGAATCGTAAGAGACTTGAACGGGAAATATTGGAGTACGCCGGGCTTATAGGACGTGCGCCATTACACGCAGGAAACAAGAAGATTCCTCAGAGTGAGGGCGTTTCGGATTTTGATAGGGTCGAACAACAGCTAGAAGCGTTCGACTCTAGCGTGGCTCAAAAATTCGCGTCTCTATCTAACAGGCAAAAACGGTGGCTGATGAACAACACGAATTTTAGCACCGTAGTACGTGAGGCGACATGGTATAATGACAAGACACACAAATGGGAAACCAAGGCGGACGCGGGCGACGTGGATACACGACTCGATGAATGGATGGTCAGCGCGGCACGACACTAAAAGGATGGAATCATGCGAGAGCGCCGAACTGCGGCAACGGATGGCGCAACACTATTAATGGATGATGGCATGGAACCGTTGACGGCCCATGCCGTCATCCGCCTCACCATGCTCGATCATCACACGCGCGTATGGTGCGCCCACGGATGGCAGGATATCAAGCCCATAGCCGCCGAACTGTTGAAACGCCTCCCCTTGCAATCGAACCCCGCCAAGGATGGCGTGTGGGGAACATTCAACATTCGCGGGCGTTTCTACTCATTTCGTGTGCGCATGGGCGGTATCACCGTGGACTTTTTGGACGTGCGCAACATCACGCGCGACGAGGGTTTGCATGTTTCACGTGAAACATTCGGCGGCGCTACCGACTTGGAAACCACATGGAACATCGCAAGGGAATGTGAGGCGCTGCACCTTACGGGCACGACCATAGCCTCGATGGCGATGGCCGATTATATCGGCGGGGATTACGCAGGGTTCAAACGTCATTTTCCACCATTAAGCAAGGATGATTACCATCGAATGCGCCCCGCATACTACGGGGCGATAGTATACAGCAAGCCCGGCGAATACCGGGACTGTAAGAGTTGGGACGTGAACAGTCTCTATCCATCCATCATGCGCGACGCAGCCATGCCGGTGGGTGCTCCCATATGGTACGACGGGCAATATCAACATGACGCCGACTATCCGCTGCATATCGACGTTATCGCGTTTGATGCAAAGTTGAAAAACGGCAAAACGGCCACGCTCACCAATATGCTGCCCGTCTGGGGGTATGAGGGTGAACGCTTGGATAGTACGCTCGGCGTCATCACCATGCCGGTGACGGATGTGGATTGGGAGACGCTCACGGAAAACTATGACGTTCACGTGTGGGAGCGTATCGGCGGCTGGAAATTCCGCAAATCGCATGGACTCTATTACAACTATGTGGACAAGTGGTTCCACGTGAAACAAACCGCGACCGGGGAGCGCAAGCAGATGGCGAAACTGTTGCTTAACTCATTGGTGGGGAAGTTCGGTGCCTCACTCTACCGCCCCATGCTGCACCCCAAGCCCTCTGTTGACGGTGGCGTGGATTTTACCGTGGACAAACCTGAGTCAACCAACTCACTCGCATGGCTGCCGACCGCCGCCTATGTGAACGCCTACGGTCGGCAGGTGTTATCCCGCGCGATGAACGCGAACGCCGACCGCGTACTGTACGCCGACACTGACGGCATGATATTGGAGGGACTGGATCCGCCCGCGGACATTGAAACGGATGACCGAAAACTAGGCGCGTGGAAAAACGACCACACGTATGAGAAAATTCGTATCCTCGGCAATCGCAAATATTGCGGCGTGGAAACGAATGGCGCTACGGTAATGCGGTTGAGTGGCGTGCATCGCGCCGCCCCGATACCCTACGACGAATTCCTACCGGGGTCGCGCCATCGCAATGATGATGGCCATGTTTTCGTGTTATAATAATCAGTAGCGGGGTGTGCGTCCCAAGTCGATTCGATGGCCCGACCGGTAGGCAATCGGTAAGGCGATTCGGTCGGATGTAGACGTGCGTAGCCAGCGCCCATTGACGGCGAGGGAACCCGCACAACCTAGCAATCCGGCCCGGCAGCGTGATTGCTGCCGGGCCATTACCTTAAGGGGTGAACATGGACGATACCGAAAACAACGAGCCGGACACCACGCCCGACACCGAGCCGGACGCCGGATCGGCCGACGAGAATACGCCGAACCCGGAGCCCGAGGCGCAGGACGATGGCGAACCGGAGGACGCCGGCGATGACAAGGACGCCGACATGGCCAACCGTCTCAGCGCTCTGGAGGCGACCGTGGCCGAACTGTCCAAGACCATTGAGGCGATGCGCGACACGGCAGCCGAACACGTGCTGAACGACGGCCCGGACGCCGACGCGACGCCGGAATCGGCTGACATGACCGATGACGATTACAACGGCACCTATAGCACGTTCGATGACCTCTACGAAGACTAACGATTAGAAAGGAACAACCATTATGGCTACTACCCCCGTGGTGACGCCCAAGCAGCAGCTTCGCCCGCTCACCGAGTTCAATAACGCTCAGATCCTCAACATGATTCGTAACGAGGCGTCCCCCGAGTACCAGCGGCGTATGCCGTCCGCTACCCAGATGAACATGGATAGACAGATGGCCACGCTCATGTCGAGCACTCAGCTCAAGAACGAGTTTTACTCGGCGCTGGTCAACCGCATCGGCGGCACGTACGTCAACACGTGGCGTTGGAGCAATCCGCTTGGCGTGTTCCAGCGCGCCTCTCAGGCGTTTGGCGACACGTGGCAGGAAATCGCCGTGGGTATGCCGCTGGCGCAGGTGTACGACCCCAACGCGGAATACTTGGGCGCGGATAACTTCCGCAAGTGGAAAGTGGACGTGGATAGCCTCTACCACCGTCTTGACTTCGCCCACTGGTATCCGGCCACCACGGATGACAAGACATTGCAGCGTGCGTTCACGTCCGAAAACGGTTTGGCCTCGCTGACCTCGCAGATTCTTACGTCGTGCTATAACGCCGCTGAAGTGGATTTGTTCGAGGCCCTATGCCACCAATTCGTCGAGTATGCGAAGCTGGGCGGCTATTGGCGCGTCCACATGGACAACGACCTTAATAAGATGAGCTCTACGGAGACTCAGGCGCGCGATATGCTGCGCCAGATCCGCGCGTGGGCTGACACGCTCAAGTTTGTCAGTACCCGGTATAATGCGCGTCATATGCCGACGTTCGCCCGCCCTGACGAGCTGGTGCTGTTCTGCTCGCCCGAGGTGAAGAGCGCGCTGGATGTGCAGGGTCTGGCTACGGTGTTCCAGCGGACGGACGCCGAGCCGACCATCGACCGGATTATCGTCATTCCGCAGGACAGGTTCGGCATGGACGATGTGCAGGCCATTCTGACCACCGATAAATTCCTGATTGATATTCCGGTCATCAATGAGATGACGCAGCAGACCAACCCGGTTAACATTAACTCGGTTAACCATTATCTGCATGTGCAGCACATCATCAGCGTGAGCGGCTTCGCCCCCGCTATCATGTTCTGGACTGGCGCCGGATCCACCGCCAAGGTGGTGGCGCCGACCGGTACGCAGGCCCAGAAGCCGACGTTTGCGCTCAAGCTCGCTATGTACGGTGGCGGCACGTCCACCCCGAGCAATGTGGCGCGTGGCGGCGCGGTGCAGGTCACCGCCGACACGACCATCGCCAACAACGGTACGGCCACGTTCCGCTCGGATGCGGTCGAGTACGCCATCGGTGACACCGTTAAGCCCAAGAGCGATTACACGTACATCTCCCCGACCGGCGTGCTGATTGTCGGCCTTGACGAGCCGAACACCACTATCCCGGTCACGGCAACCGCGCTGTACACCAACCCGGAGACCCCGGAGGTGCCGGGCACCGTGTCCGCCGCGCTCGACGTGCCGGTGACCGGTGATGGCGTCATCGGGTTCAACCCGTCGATCATCGCGTCGATCGCCGTCAACGTCTCGAACGTGACTACGGGTCATACGACGCAGGCGACCGCGACGGCCACCATGATTGACGGACGCAAGGCCGACGTGACCGCGCAGGCCGCTTGGACGTCCGGCACCCCCGCTAACGCCACCGTGTCCGAGTCGGGCGTAGTGTCCGGTGTTAAGGCGGGTAGCTCTGAAATTACGGCCACGCTGTTTGGCGTGTCCGGTAAGAAGAGTGTGACCGTATCCTAGTGGTATAATGGGAGGGTAGCCGGTTGGCTACCCTCTCTCACGGTGTGATGCAAGTCAAGGCCCGGAGCGCAAACCACGTGAGCGCTCCGGGCCTTGACCATACCGGAGGACAATGATGATTGACGATGTGAACCCTTACGTGGAATCCAATTTTTCATGGGCGGAATGGACGCCCAACACCACATTGAAACTCTGCCGCGTCCCGTGGGATGCAAGCTATCGGGATGTGGTGCGGTTTGTTTCACGTGAAACACAAAGCGAATGGTTTGATAAGTTGGATGGCGTGGAATGCCGCCCGGCGACCATGCATATTTTCAACGCGCCCGCCCGCGTCGAACTGCCATTCAATGAGGCGTCGGATTGGAATTATCTGGTGGCCTATAATGATTACCCGGATCTTGAGGGGCCGCGCGCATGGTATTACTTCATCCAGCGCGTCGAATACGTCAACGCCCATTGCACACAGTTGGTCTTGATGTTGGACGTGTGGCAGAGTTTCCAGCACGACGTGACGTTC